ATTATCAAATGCGATACCGTTGCCGAGCGTATACATTACCGCCTGATTGATAAGAATAAAATAATAGTTTTGCTTTATCTTGCTGTTCGGCGAAAATTCGTCCTTATGTGCAAGACCGTTCAAGTCATAAACTATTTTTTCAGTCGCTTCAATCTCGGGATTTCTGTTCTTGTAGTAAAGCTCACTCTCTGTTGCTATCTTGTAATCATCACTATTGATGTACTCTGTAATAGCCGACAGAATAAATTTTTTAAGCTCTGTTTCGTTGCCTTTTACAGCTTCTAAGTCCTGATATGTTTTCATCTTTCACCACCGTTTGTTATCTCTATTTATCGAGCATTTCTCTTAATATTGATATCTGTCCTTCAAGATAGAATTTTTCTGCTTTGTACTTTTCTATTTCTTCTTTAAGCATCTTGATTTCATCATATTTGTTTGAATATTTTATATCCTCTTGCTTATAACCTGATGTTTCCCATTTATCACTTAATATCTCATCAACATATAGACTGCATCTTGTAGCCTGCCCACCTGCTCCGTCATAATAAATGATATAATTATCCTTATCTAACGTATAATATCCTTTATGCCCTCTTATTTTTATAGCCTTGCCGTTTTTAAGTTCTTTTAAAGCTTGCGAAAAATCCATATTATTACCACCTTATCGGTACATTATCCATAACGTTCCATAGTTTTCTTATTGCACTTGCCAAGCTATCGGGTGCATCATCGTGTTCCGCAAATTCGTTATAATCGCATATCTGCTCGATGTATTCTCTGTCCGTACCCTCAACAAAAATAACATCTTTCCACGCCCATTTAAGATATGTGACGATTTTCTGAAATTTGTTCTCGCTCTCGTGATACGTTCCGACAGGTATGTTATACTTGCGTTTCAGCTCCTTTGCAAGCAAGCCCTTGTCTGCATTCTTCTCACAGTAAAGCCTATTGCATAATAAAGCCTTGTAATCTGCAATTATTTCGTTCTCTATCTTGTCTACAGCCTTGTGCCATAACCGCCCATACACATAATATTTGCCCTTGAATTTGCGTACAACGGTAAAGGCTGTATAATCTGCCCCGTCCGTGTATGCAGCATCTATATGGCTTAACTGACCGCTTTTTACAAGCTCTCTGTCGGCGTTCGTTATCGGCATCGCAAAGATAATATCCTCGCTTGCTATGTGCTTTAATTCGTAGTTCGCCGCAAACAGCGACCCGAGCATATTATCTCTTAATTCGTCGAGTTCTTCATCGCTTATAAGACCCGTTGAATAGCAATCATATTTAATCGGGTTCGGCATTAATTCAAAGCAGTCCTCTTTATGCCACGGTGTACCTGTATTGAATATCCTGCCGCCTCGATTGATGATGTTTTGCAACTCTTGATAAACAAGCTTTGTGCGCTCTCTTTCTGCTCTGCTTATCCTGTCCTGTATATTTACAATATCGTCCGTGAAAATACGGTCAAAGTGTTTACCCGTCAATGAGCCGCCCAAGCCCATTCCCACAAGCTGTGCCGTTCCTCTCGGGTCATTTGTCAGATTGGTTGAGATTTCATTTGCTGTGGCCTTTGTTAGCTTTAAATCAACGCCCCATATCGCTTGTACAAAGTATCTTGTGACGTGGTGTTCAAGTATTTTCTTGCACTGACTTATTACCTCTTTGATATCGGTATCTGTTTTACGCAAAAAAGCCGTCTTATCATTGACGGCTGTTATCATTATAATTGTCAATGCAATTGACACGCACGTTGTCTTGTAGCTGCCTCTATGCGCTTGCAGGGTCTCGTCATCATCACCGAATACCATATCAATAATCCATTCGTTATGCAGATTGGTGAGTTTGTTAAAGCCTACCATTCGCCCGAACTTGACGGGATTATTCTTTAGTATATTAATCGCTCTCTGTCTCGTCAGGCTCATTAAGCATCGCCTCAACCTCTGCTCTTGTCTTATCGTCTATGGTATTAACATTGATATCCTGCTTTTCTCGCCATTTGTCTGGTCTTCTGTTTTTAAGCCAAAAGAACTGTGCAGCAGGAACGGGCGGGATATATTGCTCCTCGTCCACCATTTCGATATGTTCTTCCTCAATTAACCCGACACCCGGCTTATTCTTCTTTGTCTTTACCTTTATAGCCTTTTTAACAGTCGCCTTAAAGCCCAAAGCAGACTTTAAGAGCTGATTTTCGACTTTTATGTCAACAGGGGCTTTTCCTCTTTTTAGGGCGTCACCTATTTCACGTTTCTTTGATATCCATTCATACAGCGTTTTTGAGGTTACGCCGATATTTGCGGCTATTTCTTCATTTGTCAAGCCGTCTCTCGCCCAGCCTTCAAGCAGCAAAAGCCCGTCCTCTGTTAAGTATTCATCTATAAGGCTTTTTCTGCCTGCCTTAGCCATTATCTCACCTCGTTAATATATTATAATAAAAAGCCGCCCACTTATGGACGGCTAATAATTATCTGAGATAAGCTATAATTGAAAATCTTTGAGGCTTTAATTTGTATATTTTTGCTTTTTCAGCCGATACCTCATTAAAGATTTTTTCATATGGCTTTATCTGTTCAACTGCTTCTTTTCTTGTTATTACGCCTTTTCTATACAAGGCTCGTGCATCTTCTGCTTGCTGTTTTAAATATGCTATATTATCTTTCATAGTATCACCCCTTTTCGAGATGATACCACAATTCAATAAAAGAAGCAAGATAAATATTCACCAAATATAATTTAATTATTCTGTTATTTCTGCTGATAGGTCTTTTTCTGTCAGATTTAACTCTTGATAGTTGTCTTTTATCTTTCTTATATCGCCCTTATAGAATACTAATACATTTTGATGCACTTTAACAGCTTTTCTTTGTGCATTAAATTGCTTTGGTGCTCTTATAGCCCCTGTACCAACCTGTTCCACAAGCACAAAGTCATTATATAATATAAGCCCATTATCTGTTAATACTTTTCGAGTATAGTCTACCAACTGCCTATATGCGCCTTTTTTATCCCTTACATCACCAATAACAATAACTGCAAAGCGGTCTGATTTAAGCTTCCTACAAGCTATTGACAGTATCTGTGAATATACCTTGCAAAAATCATCATAGGGCATATTACTTATATCACGCTTATCATCACTATATACTTCCAAATCTGCATACGGCGGACAAGTAAATACCATATCCGCCGTGTTATCGTCAATGTATTTATCTGCATTCAAGCTATCATCGCAGAACCATTCGGGGCTTACCCCTATCTCTGCTGCTTGTCGTTTGTTTTCGCTAATCTGTTCTTGCCGTAAATCGATACCTTTGTATTTATATCCAAGTATTTCTGCTATAATACCACGAACTGAACCACCTGCAAAGCAATCGTATATTACACCACCGTCAACATTGAACCATTTATACATTATTTCGCATAATACAGGGTCGAAAATTGATGTTCCTACTGCCATTCTTAATGTGCCGTTGTTTGCATATGTTGGCAAATCTGGCGAATCAGCAATATTATCTCCTCTGCCCTTTTCACTTTCTATCCCGATGCCAATCCACTGCTTTTTTCTATTCTGCCAATATCCTTGGCGTGTATCAAGCACTGAAAAAGGTGGTACAATAAACCTATCATTTAGTGATATATGCTCTTGATTATTTGTATTCTCATCTCTGTTTACCCCCCAAATTTCCTCATCATCAAAGAACTCGCCCATATCAATATCATTAAAACTTGCAAGCTCTTGTTCAAGCAAGTCAAGGTCACTATCGCCTTTTGCAAGCTCATTGTCAATCAGTCTGTACGCCCTGATTTCCTCATCTGTCAAATCATCTGCAAGCTCACACGGGACCGTTTCAAGCCCTAACTGCATAGCTGCCTGCACCCTGCCGTGACCTACCACGATAACATTATTCTTGTCAATCACTATCGGCTGCCTAAGCCCTTTTGTCAGTTCGATTGATTTCGCTATCTTGTCTATCTGCTCATCTGTATGTATCTTAGGATTGTTTTCATACATGATAAGCTCATCAATGCGTTTTTCGATAATGTTCATTGTCTGCCCTTTCAAATAAAAAATCACCGCCCCGATTGCTCAGAGCGGTTTATTGAGGTCGCCTATGTCAGATTAGGCTGATAATGGCAAGAGGTTTG